AAATCCGAAACTTCGGCGGTGAAAAATCCCATCGGCTTGCCGTCGATGAAGACCACGCAGCCGGAATAGTCCCGGTTATCTGGAATGCTCCATGCAATCTTAAGTTTTTGCGTGTCGGAGTCCGCATCAACTGTCAGAGTGTTAATTGCCGCGCCTGCTGCCGTGTAGTCAATTACCGGGAAATCGTCGGAGTCGGTATAAACGCCCTCGATATATTCAATGGCTTTGATTTGTGCCTCAAGGTCGCCTGATCTGCGAATGTCGAGCGCCTTAAATGGCTTGGTTTCAAGGTTTGTCAGGCCGAATGCATAAATATCGTAAACGGCCGGGGCAGTCGCGAATGGATCCCCGGTAAAATACAGAGTTCTGGTGGTGACTTCTTCGGCTACTGCATCGACGGTCTTTCTAGTCAGCGCATCAGTCGCGCCGTCTCTGACCAATGCTGAATATGTCTGACCAGGCACCATGGTAACGTCTTGATCTATGACCAGCTGCGTTGTGGTTGCGCCCATAACTCGACCGCCCACGCCCCAGCTGGTAACATCGCACTGGAAGCCGAAAACGTCGCCGATTTGAGTCACGATGCTGTCGATTCCGGCTTTAAATGAGAGGGTTCTTTTGAGATATTTGTTTTTCCGCAGCTGATGCTTTGCCAGCATGTAAACGACGTCCGGGTCGGTTATTCCGGGGTAAAAAATCTGTGTCGGGTTGTCGAGGTCTGCCGGGTTAAAATCGTCGCTCTTGACTAAGATGGTTTTTGATTTATAGCCGTCGTTTTCGTCGATAAACTTTGCTTCAATAGCGGTCGCGCGTTCTCTGAGTTTTATAAACCCACCGCGCACGCTGCCAGCTATAACATTGCCGGCTGTAAATATCTGAGTCATTTCGGCGATTGTGTCCCACACTGGAGTAAAAACGCCTGCCGACTGGATAATATAGCCGCGGCCTGAGCCTGCTATATTCTGGATTGTTTTCCACATGGTATCTGGCGCGTCTACCAGCAAGTTACCCTTTGCCCTTGCAACTCCGCTTATTGTGGTCGCGCAAAATGTCGCCCAGTTTCCAAAAGCTGTATAATCCAAGTTTGCCGCAGGTTCGCCGAAAACTACATACTCATAGCTGCCAGTGTTTATGTTTTTAATCTTCCGGGCCTGGTGGATTAAATCGTATACCATCCAGGCGATATTCGTCGCGTCCTGCTCGGTATAAGCTTTTGTGCTGGGATTCCAGACGAGAACCTTTGAGCGGGTTTGTTTCCAGGTGACTTTCGGCAGGCTGCCAGACAGATTTTCACTAGCCGGAATGCCAAGAGCTACAAGCGCCGTTCCCGGATAGGTTTCGGCTTTTGAATCAGTCGCAGTAAGAGACAGCCAGTTTATCTGCTGCGCGAAATTGCTCGGTATTGCTGTCCAGCCGTATGTGTCGGCATACCATTTCAGGGTATAATTCTGCGCTCTGAATTCATGCAGCTTGGTCGGGTCTGCTGGTGTAAGGCTGAATTTGAAATAAAACGGCTTGCGCTGCAGATTAAGATACTGCCCGTAGGGGTCTCCGCCGTCGGTAAATAAAATGTTGGTCCAGGTTGCCGCACCGACTTCTCGGTATTGCAAGCGCATAAATGTATAAACCGCCTGCATTGCACCGTTTTCTTGATTAATCCAGTAAACGCCGCGTGGGTAGACGAATTCAAAATGTATTCGCTCGCCGACTTCGGTCTGTGTCTTCGTGATCCACGTCCCGGCGTCTACGTCGTTGGGCAATTCGTGATTAAAAGCCTGCTGCTCTGCAACGTCTGTTAAAATGTTGGAAACGGCCGTCTGGTCGTTCGTTCCAAGCTTGGTTTCATAATAAATATTATCGATACTGTCAACCGCGGTGTCATTAACCTTGATGTCGGTTATGGAGTCAAGCTCGCCCTCACCGGCCGCCAGCAATAAATACAGAAACTGTATCTGTTTGTCGTCGATCTCGCGCGTGGTTATTCGACGCCCGATAAGCTGCCCACTGGTGCCGATTGTGCCGTAAGTTATTGGCACGGGGCCGCCGGGTCTGATATTGATTGTGTTGGGGTTCCAGCTCTGGCCGCCCTTCATTGAGCTTGAGTCATAGCTGGGCATATCTACTTGAGGTATTTTCTGGTTGCCCATCAACAGGGAACCGCCGAGATACAGCGCAAGACCTAAGCCAAGTGTTCCGGCTTGAGATCCGAGTAATCCGCCGAGAGCCCCAGCGCCAGCGCCGCCGGTAAGTGATATTAATGCTATCGCGCCGATAATTGCGCCGATGTTTTTGCCTCCACCGCCGCCGCGAATTTTAGGAGCAAATACCACGAAGTCGCCGGGCGCGGTTTTTTGTTCGCTCCGAGCGTCTACAGAATGCCCGTTTACCGAGCAGATTATTTCATCCAGGTTTTTAACGCCGACAGCATCGGCCAGATTTGCCAAGGTGGCGCCAGTGGTCTGGAGTCTTTTTACAACGCGACTTGCCGGTTTAAACGGGTTCGGCAGGTAAACGATGGTTGTCATTTTTGGTGGTATATGTTCAATATTCATTATTCAGACCTCTTAAACTTCGCTGGCGGCAAATAAAAACCTTTAATAATGCGCTTCATGACCGGGGATTCTATTCGCTCGATGACAACGCCGGTTTTATCTCTAATATGGATCATGCGCCCCTGGCCGATGTAAACGCCGCAATGATTAACCAGGGTGTGCGAGCCTAACCGCATAACGACAACGCAACCCGGCTGTGGTTCTGTGATTTCCTGCCAGGACTGTTTCTCAACCTGGATTGCTGCGCTGATTGAAACCTTGTCCATTGCGCTGATAGGGTAGTCCGGTAGCTGATAGCCAATTCTTGAAAGCACTTCAATGCAGATACCCCAGCAGTCGTAAGCATCGGGGCCGCGGCCGCCGTCTTTGAATGGCTTGCCGATCAGGTCTTTAATTGTTGATGCGTCCATTATTCTGGCATCCATGGAAAGCCTCCGAATCTGGTTGAGTTTCCGCGCTCGATGCAGTTTGCGCGGGTGCCGTTGCAAGTCGGGTATGTAACCATCGTTGCTGCTGTTACTCCGCAGCGGATGCCGCCGTAGGTAAACGGGCAGAAGTCTTTTAAATAGCGCCGATCAGGAACGCGCCTTGACAGACAATTCGGCCCGGTGAGTCTGAACGATATAAAATGCTCATCCCAGTCCACGGTTTCCAGAACCAGGTTTAATTCAAGTTCGGCCTCGGTGCTGCTCGATGCTTCGGTATTTATAACGCGAATAATAACGGCCGCGCCTTGTGCGCCGTCTTCTGCCTCAAGGTATTGCTGAATTTCAGTTGTTTCGTTGGAGACCTTAACGACTATGGACGGGATTTCGCCCTGCCCAGCCTCGTCTAAAGTGTCGATCTCGAACGGAAAGGCCTGCCAGGTTTGCGAGTTCCATAAAATGTCTTCGTTGTTGGCGGCCAATCTAATCGTTAGGGCATCAAGCTGAATCTCAAGTAAAACGATTGTTGCCGATGCAGTCGCGACCTTGTTTTTTTCGGCTATAAATGCACTGGAAACTATTCTCATACTTCCTCCAGCTTGAAAGTAACCCGGCTATGATCTTCGCTTACCGACTCATGATCGACGTTACCCTTAAATCTCACGGTGTAGGTATTGCCAAATTCGTCCGTCCAGGTGAATGACGCAGAACCGCCTTTGACTGTGTTGTAAAACGTCAGCAGCGTTGTTAAATCGGTATCTGCCAGAGCATTCCATTTCAGAGTCCAGGCTCTTAGTATCCTGGTGTATCTGGCGCGGCTGATCTTTATTCCGTTAGTCATTTCAGACGACAGTGAGGGGTCTTCGACGACAGTTGGCATTGATATTGATGGGGTTGCAATGCTTGGAAATGTCGTCATGATCTTGCTCCTACTATGGTCTGAATTCCGCTAACATTGCGCTCGTAACCCTCAAGCCACAGATCGATAACCATTCGGCCGCCGTCCATGCGCTGATCTGCGCGAGCGTTAACAGGCACTCCGGATTGATTGTTTACGTTAATTGTCAGATCTCCAGAGCCGCCAACCTGATTGAGCTTAGAAAGAGGAATAACAGCCTCCGACTCGCCGCCCTCGCCAATCATGGCTAAGGTTGGTTTTGTTACGATTCCGCCGTCTGCCAGTCCCGGGATTGTCAGCGCTTTGGACATTGCGGACAAACCGGCAAGCCCAGCGGCCGCCGATGCTGTTGAAGCTCCAAAAGTTGCAGCTGCAACCATTGCGGCGGCTGGCGCCCACGCTGCTGCTGTTGTCGCGGCCATTGCTGTTGATGATGCGACTTGAGTAGCTTCAATCGACCGGGCCATAACTGCGGACAAGCGCTTCTGAACTTGCCATTTAACAAACATCTGGACAATCTGCAGGCCAAGCTGCTTAAACGCCTCGCCCGCCGATTTTGTGCCGGTAACAACCTGGGTTAATGCGTCTGTTAAGCCATAGTAAACGGATCGATAGCCTTCTGCTGCGTAGTCTGCATTGGTGCGGTGGGCGTCGCGCTGAAACTGGCTGTATGCTTCCATCAAATTGCGTTTGCCGTCCAGATAGGCGCGGTAAGCTGATTTTTCTTCGTTCAGGTGTCCTATGTAACTTTCGAGGTCGCCCTGCCGGCTGTATTCCCTCAGCTGCATTTCTGCTGCAGAGCCGTCTACTTCTGCCTGGATACGCTCATACTTGGCGTTTGCCAGTTCCTGTTCCATGCGGATCTGGTCTTCAAAGTCTCGCGCGCGCTGCTCTGTCTGCCGGACAATCGCCTCGGCTTCTTTGCGTTCTGATTCTTCTTGCAGCTCGACGCGCTTCTGGTAGTAAGTCTCGTCGAGCATAAACAGGTCGCGCCGGTAGTTCTTGTTAAATTCTTTGGATTTGTCTAAAACCTCGCGCTCTTTTTGATACTGATATTCAAGCTGCGCGAGGCGGTCTTGTGTCTGATTTATCCAAGCTTCTTTAATGCTACGGCTTGTCGACTCCGCTTCCTTAATCAGTGCGCTGGTGTCCATTTCCGGGACGGCCGAAACCTTGACTTTTATTGGATCTTTTTTGGACAAGTTTTTGAAAAAGCTCGTAAACGGCTTAACGATGTCCAGTTCTGCTGCGCCGGAAAATGCTTTCTTGATTTCTTCAAAGTCTTGTTGCTGGCGCTCTTTTGCTGCAGCAAGAGCCTCGCCGATTTGCTTCAATCTTGCGAGTTCCCCTTGCGCCTGAGCTTCGGCGGCCATGATCTGCGTCGTGATTGTTTCGCTGCTCGATCTTGCAAATGAGTTAGCCGGGCTTTTGAGCTTGTCCAGCTCCGACGCGGCTTTTATATAGGCCTCGCGCTGCTTAGCCATTTTCTGCTCAAGCTCGTCTACAGAGAGGGACTTGAGGGGGTCTTCTTTGTTTAAAACGCTTTGGATTTTTTGAATAACCAGGTAAGACCCGGCAGCTATCGCGCCATAGGCTGCGCCCAGTTTAAGCAGTGGGCCGACCGATGCGGCCGTGGCTATGGCAAGAGATTTGATCGCCGGAATTAGCATACCTGTAATTGCGCCGGCGGTGGCGACAATTGCAACCTTGGCTTTTTCTCCAAAAATACCAGAAAACGCCTCCGCAAATCCCTTGTCCTCAAGAGTGCGCCTGAATTTCTGCGCTGCATCTCTTAAGGATTCCATTAAGGACTTAAGGCCGGCAGACTTGGTTATCATGCCACCAAAAATGCGCATGGTATTTTCGCCTTCGTCGCGGACGGTCGACCACATTCCGAGCATGGTTTCTGCCTGGAGTTCCATCATGCCGCCGAAACGTTCGTTAATGCCTTCGGTAAGCGAGGTAATCGCCATTCCGGCATCTATTGAGCGCGATTCAATCAGCTTCATGGCCTCGGGAATCGTAACGCCGATTTTTTCGGCCAATATTTCAAATGCTGGAATACCAGCCTCTGCAAGCTGTCTTATTTCTTGAGTTTGCAGATACCCTTTTGCTCTGATGTCGCCGAAAGCTTTTATAAGCCGGTTCATGCCGTCGGCCTGCAAGCCCAAGCCAGACGCTGCGTCTCCAAGTGTAACTAAAGTAGGCTGAACCTCGTTAGCCGCAAAACCAAGCGCTCTGAGTTGCTTTTCGTATTCGACAAGCTCAGTAAACGTGTAAGGTGTAACGGCTGCGAACTCCTGCAGCTCTTTAAGTCGCTGCTTTGCGCCTTCTGCGCTGCCCATAATTCGGGTAAGCGCGACTTCCTGGCGCTCCATGTTGGCAACCAGTTTGACTGATGCTGCGGCAACCCCGGTCATTGCGACAGCCAAGCCGGTCATGGCAAGAGCAAGGCCCTTTGATGCTGCCATAGCTTCGGGGCCGAAAGCCTGTTTAAGCTCTCGGCGAGAGGTTCTTAGGTTTTTACGGAACTCTTTTGTATTAAGCCCCAGTTGAACGTAAAAACTGCCTACTGGTTTTTCTGCCATTGTCTATGCCTCTGTCTTCTTGCCGTTTGCCTGTCTGTCTGCCTGTCTGTCTGTCTATTCTTTGTTAAATCTCTTCTTAAGTGCTTCCAGATCTTGCCCGCCTGTTTTGGGCTTGCGCTTTGGCGTTCCCATTAGATCTTGAATCTTTACTGGTTTCTTCATGTGGCCGCCTGCATTCATGAGGTTTGCAAGCGCCCAGCAGATTGTTTTCCGGTCGTCTAATTTCTTTTGCTTGTAGCCCTTCAAGAGTCTGCGCCATTCGCCTGGAGTAAAAGCGTGGAATTCCCACGGCTTAAGACCAATCACCCCGAAAGCGAACGATTCCTGCTCTCTTACCCATTCCCGAAACGTCAGGCTTTTACGCTCGGTGCCGCCGGAGGGTTTTCGGCTTCCAGTTCCTCGACTTCTTCGAGGCCTGGGATAATGCCGCTCTCGATGATTGCTTTGGATAGTGCTTCGGAGATGGCCATCATGTCTGTGCCGCCAATGACCAGTTCCTGCATTTCGAGCCCAGCTTCAGTTAGTGAGATTTTGGAATTTTCGTGAATTCTTCCGGCCCAGTAGAGCGCGCGAATAACGGTGAGTCTTTCCATGTTTGATTTATCGGATATGAGTTGAGGTATGGACATGCCGGTAATCTGCTCAACCAGAACAAATGCGTTAATGTCGAATTTTAAGTTTTTCATGTGGAATCTCCTGTTTTTTATCTAAAGCCCGGATTGCTCCGGGCCTTGTCGGTTAATTCTGCCTACTGGCTTATGCAGCCGCGAAAGCGTCGGTTTCTACTGCCTGAGTCTGGATTGCGCCGTTTGTGGTTTTGAGCGCACTTGCTGCAATCTTGATCTTGTTGGTTGCTCCCGAAACTGCAGAGTTAAAAGTCACAACAAGCTTGCCGTCGGTAATTGCTACTGTGTCGGCTGCGGCCAGAGCTGCGTAGGTAGAGCCGTCAGCCGCAAACGTAACGGCGGCTTTAAGGGCTGCATCGTCGGCCACGTTAGAAACAACGGTTTCGTCGAATGTGATTGTTGCAATGGTGTTAGTTCCAGTCAGTGCCAGTGAAGAAAATTCCGGCGCGAATTCCGCACTTAGAGCTGATGCGCCGTTGAGTGTGAATGAGCTCATTGAAACATCATTCATTGGGCCGGACAGATCAAGGCCGCTGATTGCTACTTCGCCGAGGTAAACTTCCTCGTCGCCAAGCGCGAACACTACGTCAAGGTTGGTGTTATTGATTGCCGCTTTGCGAATCGCGCGCTGGCTTGCTGAGCCGTCGCCTTCGTAGTTCACGCAGTCAAGGTTTACGCTCCAGCCTTTAAGGCCGGTAAGGCTTGTTTTCCAGCCCTGATTTGTTTTTACGCTGGTGTCGATGTCGTCGCCTGAAATATTCAGGGAGCAGTCGCGCTGGCCCGCAATGGCCGAGCCGTCTTTCATTATGAGAACGTCTACGCCTCTGATTTCGCCCATGGTTTTACTCCTGTGTTACTTTAAGTCTGGTTCTGATGACTCCGTGGCGGGTTATGCCGTCGGGGTCGCGCATTGTTAAAACCTGGTCGGTGTCCAGGTATCTAATCTGATAGCCGTCTGTGGTGCCGTTTATTGCGGATACAGCTACTAAGACGCTGCTTATAAGGTCTTTGCATTCCTTAAAGCCCGCTGCCCGGCTCCAGACGTGAATTGTTTCTGTATGTTCGTCCGCGTGTTTCGTTTTGTCCGAGTCGTCCAGGGTGCTGGTCTCGCCGATGGTCACATACGGAAATGCCTGATTTTCTGAAACCGCATCGAATACCGTTATGCCAGCGCCTGAAATTGCTAAATACAGGGCTTTTTGAACCGCCGATAGTCCCGGATTTTTTGCTGGTCTCATTAAAAGCCACCTTTCGGCTGGACTCGCTGCATTGCGGCCCTAAGCTCTGCGCCGAACGCTTGTCGGGCTTTATTCAGCGCGGGGCCGAAATGCGGTTGAGCTGGAGTTTTTACGGTTCCGTATTCAAGCAGGTGTCCAAGATAGCCACGCTTTGAGGCTTCGGCGTCTTTTGCTGCGTAAGCCCAGCCAAGCAGGCCGCGCCGTGACATGGCTGCCTTGATTGAAT